GGCCATGCCACGGCTCACGCCGCATCAAAAAATCGCTATATTATTTGCCTTGATCAAAAAGAATTTGTTCTAATTTGTCGCGCTCGTCCCAAGAAAGTTCGTCGGTGATATCCTCGCTCGTTAATTCATCGAATACCTTGAATCCTGTAATATCGCCCCTATCTTCAGGGTCAAGTCTATTCCCATAATACACCTTGCCCACTAGGTACAATTCCCGTCCATTATGATCTATTAGCAATTCCTTAACCATATCGTGACCCTTTCTTTTATTATGCGCTAACCCGATCCCATGCCGTGTTATCGAATTTTTTGTTGCCGTGATAGACTAGCCCAATTCGATGATTAACGCCGATCGCATGAGTATCGTCGTGACTAGTATCGACGTATCCCGAAGCTTGCAATTGCTCAAGGGAAGAAAAGACTCGGCTATGTCTATCGGTTTTTGTGTCAATCAAGTGATCTTCTCGCCCACCTAGAGAGAAAATGATTGTCAAGTTATCAGGCAATGTCACACTTTTAACCATGCTCACGCTTTTCGTGTACGCATAAAATTGCACCGATGGATTAAGCTTGGCAATATCAACCCATTTTAGAAGATACTCAAGAGAGTAGAAGTCACCGGCGTCATGGATACGGACTAGGTCTGCCTTGACTCGCTTGACTTCAAGACTCATAGCTTGCACGAATTCAGGGGTTTGGGTTAGCTTCAAGTTTGACTCATGCTTTCCGTAGACGTTAGACCAAACATAAGCACCCATTCGAGCGTAGCAACCGGACGCGCAGACTCCGGCCATTGGGCAAGTTTTAAAACCATCTTTGGTCATAAATGCGGGAATGGTCCAATTAAATATCTTTTTAAACCTCGAACCCTCTGAGCGTTTCATTTTAGAGTTTTTGGTAAGCATTGCATCCACTCCTTAATATAACGTTATATTATTAGATGCCAGAAGTCCAAAAGTATTCGCCGTTAATTTCAGTCAATTCACCGTCACTCAAGAGTGAGTCAATATAATTGGATACTTCACACCGAAAAGCTATTGGGTCAAGCTTGCGCAGTGCGTCACCTGCAAGATATTCAAGTGACCCGATTTTCAGGGGTTCGTGTGTCTCATTCAGTAACTCTTGGAAAAGTTCGTCGGTATCAATTGGGGATGCCTCGATTTTCAAAATATTTTGTGACATAGCATTCACTCCTTAGTTATATTATTAAGCGTAGAACTTAATGCAGTAAAGAATAAAAACACCAAAGACGACTAAAGTTAGATTAAAGAGATTAGAGTTTAGTTCGGATTCGATAGCGTCAATTTGTTTTTTCATGACTTACCCTTAATTTTATTGATTATGTTGTCTAAAAGTTTCGATACCGACTCAAAAGCTCGTCGATTCTCCAAGTCTTGTTTTGCTAAAATACTGAATGACCAATCGTATTTTTTTAGAGGCTTCACATTTAAACAATTTTGATTGCATTCTTTTATTTTGTGCATGATACTCTCTTTTCTTATTTTTTTTTTGTTTAAGTTCATCATCAGGCAAGGTTAACCCTTGCGACAACCCATTCCCTAGGGTTGTTTCGAACTTGCACCGATTCAACGGACTTCTAACCGTTTGTTATCGGCTATACCCCGGACCAATAACCGTCTTATCGGGGGCGCTAGGGCGTCTAAGCATAGCCAGTTAAGGCTTTAGCGTGGTACCCTATCGGCGCAATCGTCAGGCTTATTGCCACGCGATCACTAGTCTATCTTATACAATGCACGAAGACCAACTCATGCAAAGGGTTACCCATCATCAGGCTAGCGGTAACCATCCGCTAACGATACCCCGTCCGTGGGGTATTTCGGGAGAGAGGAGAGAGTTAACACTAGATGAGAGAGGAGAGAGAGAATCTAGTGCTATCTCGTGACGTCGCCGTCATGCCAGACATCAATGCTAGCCCCATGCCAACCCCTCAAATCGTCCTAACCCATTGAAATCATTACGATCAACTAAATCAGTGACCCCCAAAACACCGTCTAAGAACTTGACATTGCATAGAACTTCTACACCTTCAACTGAATCGATTGACCCTGTATATATATCCGCGCCCGCGATACTATTATATCTCATGACCCTGCCAATGCAACTTCCGTACCACATGCAAGCCCCATGCCAGGCACGATAATTGCAGGGGGATGCACGATCTATGCCAACTCAATTGGCACGATTTGCAATAGCAAGAACTATGCCCTGCAAGTTCGGTGCCACAACGATATTGATTGAGGGGGGTAGGGTACTTCGAGGTTCGAGTGCGACTGCGTTAGCTCATCCACGAATTTTCACATATTAATCTAGAAACATTAACAACTATCATAGAAACAGTATCCCATGAATGATGGATTATATTATCTCAAAAGTGGGAAAATGAATCTTTCGTATCTGCTTGTAATTACTGAGGTACAAAGAATCAATTAACTCGATTATATTATGTTAATTTTATGAAAATTAAAGATTTACTGGATTACTCTAAGCCTGGAATATGGGGATTCTTTAATGAGAAAGATAAACGATTCTTTATCTCTCATAGTAATAATATTCTAGCAGCTGTATCTAGAAACATATCCCAGATTCAGGATAAGAGTCATACTTGTAGGAAGCTAATCCGAGATTTACCCAATCTTAATTTCGTTATATTGGTACAAGATACAGACGAATCTATGAGTCTTAAGAATCGTAAGATTCGTGCTCAAGAGCTTACAGAAGCCTTTATAGCCAAAGGTTACACCTCTTATACCAATAAGCTTGTAGTGGCGTATAAGATACGTACAGTCATAACCACAGACTATCTTATCCAAGTACAACTCGTTAATAAACGTAACGATAAAATAGTAGTAGGTGTATTCGATAAGTTAGATCTAGCTCACTCATTCATATCCACCAACTATCCTAACAACACAGTATCTAAAGTAATATACTCCGATAACAATTTAACGACATTATTCTATAAAGATACAAAGGAAATAAGATAATGTACCAACATTACGAAGTAATGTAATCAAATTGTTTTATAAGGATACAAAAGACATTAGGTAATGTGTAGAGGTGTAGATGTATGGGTATGGATGGTGTTATGTATGGGTATATAGTAAGAAATTCACGAAAGCCAAAAAAGGATTTTTGTCTTTCTATTGGCTTGGTAGGTAGTTTTGTGTGGATTTTAAAAGAGAAGAATGGTGAATACACTAATCCGTGGCAATTAACTGAAGTTGTCGGTACGTCAATTGGTAACGTCGGCGACTCGCTGTTTGAAGCTCGTCGTAGTTGATACGTAATGTTCATCAGGTTCACATACGTGCAACTTTAGTTATAGTTGTTAAATTCTTGTAAGTGTTGGAGATCATTATGGAATTAGTCATTTTTATGGTTTTTATGGTCCTCGGATATAAGTTTTTTGGACTATTTAATGATAATGTAGACAGAAACAAGCCAGTAGCGAATAAAAAATGTCACGAAATTGACGAAATTCATGATTGGACATACCACCCTGTAACAAAAAGATTAACCTGTACTAAATGTAACTTTGAGGCATATTCAGAATGAATAGAAAATTATATAAAATACAAACTCGTCAAAGGCGAGCAAGGAATTTAAATTCCGTTAGTACCGATTTAAAATATTGGGAGAAAATGACAATTTTAAACGAACATGATCAGTTAGAAGAAACAAGAGTAATAGAAAGTAGTGATTATATTTTATATCAATTGGATGCAAATAATACATTAAATGTTCCTAAAAAAATGGGTGTTTGTTATGGAAAAAAATAAAAGATTATGTAAGCAATGTAATATATTAAAAGATAGGATTCAATCGGGTACATATCCCGATGGGAAAAATAAAAAGCACGTTGACGAAACCGGGAAGCTATGGAACGGTTCTGTTTGTGGATCTTGTAATGTAAGTCGTTCTCATGAAAATATGATTAAACTAAGGATGAGAAGAAAATCACATGAAAAGAGTTAGTATGCCTGGATTATTTATATGGATTTCTTCTATTATTTTATTTTTCATGATACCGATAAATAATATCGACAAAGATTTACAAGGCTACTACAAAGAGTACATGGATTTAGCTAAATCTGAATGTAATAAAATAAAACCACCAACTCAGTTTAGCATTCGTTTTGGTAAGCTATCTGACGATAATATTGGTGTTTGTACATATTATTTAAATCGTAGAGAAATTTTAATCGATATCAGTTATTGGAGAATGTCTAATCTAGAAACAAGAAAACAATTAATTTTTCACGAACTAACACATTGTATTTTAGATATGCATCATATAGATTTAGAAAGTAATTATATGAATCCATATTTATTAGAACTACCAGAAGAAGAGTTATATAATCAAGTGAAACAAAATATGCACACTTTTTGTAACGATAGGGGATAAAATGTCGGAAAAAGTTTCTCTTATACATATTACACCTAATGCTGAATCAACCATTGCTTATTGTGCTAGGGTTAGCAGCCCACATCAGGATAGTCCAGAATACAGTAAATTATTAGCTTATTGTATTAGACATGGGCATTGGTCTGTGTTTGAGATGGCTGGGATGTGTTTAGAAATAGAAACATCCCGAGCAATTGCACAACAAGTACTTCGTCACAGATCCTTTCATTTCCAAGAATTTAGCCAACGATATGCAGAAGTTGTAGATGTAAATATCTATGAAGCCCGTAGGCAGGATTTAAAGAACCGCCAAAATAGTATTAGTGATATGAGTGATGATGATAGAATTTGGTTTCAAAACGTACAACAAGATATGAAAGATAATGCTATTGTTGTGTATAAGGAAGCTTTAAAGCGGGGAATTGCTAAAGAACAAGCGCGTATGTTGTTACCTTTAAGCACAAAGACTCGTATGTATATGCATGGAACCGTTAGGGATTGGATACATTACATCCAGATTAGATCAGATGTTAGTACCCAGAAAGAACATCGGGATATTGCGGAGCAAGCTAAGACTATTTTTTGTAAAGAATTGCCTGTAATTGCAAAGGCTTTAGGGTGGATTAGTATTTCCAACGACGAATCTTATCATCCCTAAGATCAACATGAATGAAGTTATTAGCAATACCAATGGACTTAAATTGTTTTTCTGCTATAGGTAATAGATTTAATGATGTTAAACTAGAAACAGAAATATCCGCAGCATCGCCCTTTTCGTGAGTGCTTTTTTTAGCTACAACAGTTGAAACCCCACTATTACGAATAGCTTGTTGATGCTCTGAACACCTAAATCCAGAGGTAATTCGCATTGGACTTTTTGTGTATTCACGAATTACAGTTAAGCGGGTAATCAGTTCAACTGCTATTTTTTGTTCAATGCACTCTTTATTAGTGCATTTGCACTCAAACTCTTTAGTTTTAAACCAATTATTAATCCAAAAATTGTCACCTTTGTTCCAAATATAATAATTGTCTTCAATTTTAATAGTTTGACTCATATATTAAGTTGTTAATTAACAACTATATATAGAAAAGTGGTAATATCAATGCCAATCGCCACATTAAGGCAAATAAAAACAGTGGCTTACGATATATCACTTACTTTTACAACTTGGGATTATTATGAAAGAGTATATTAAGTATATTCCATTGGGTTTGTTTGTTTCTTTTAGTATTAAAAGTTTAGTATTAGGGGCAGCATTACAAGATGCTCCTGTATATGCTATCCTTGCTATTTTTACAGCATATTTAATACACCGTGATGAAGAAAAATCGCTTAAAAAAATTAAAGATAGGCTTGATCAATTAGAAAAACTAAATGAAATTAAAACAAAAGAAATTGAGGAGTTACGTTCTCATGTTTCTACATTAAAACTGGGGCAGCAGGTACGTAATGCTGTTAAATTTTAATGGATTCGATAGATAAAATGCTAGAGCAGATTAAAGACTTTGCCTCTCTGCAAAAATATGCAGAGGCACAATATAAAACTATTCTATCTTTATCAAGAAAAGTTAAAGTATTAGAAGAAGAAAATGTTGAATTAAAAGATCTTCTTGAAAAATCGACTCCACTTCTGAATGAAGAAAAAAAGAATTTTATTGCATACCAAGTTGAAGCTTCTTCTGATGAAGAAACGATTGCTAAAGTTCAACTTGCACGGATGAAAGAAATTTCAATGGACCGTGAACTAACATTAGAAGAAGCAAAACGGGTCGAGATCTTTACAAAAATATTAAATACAAAAGGATCTAGCTCGTCAATTAGTGTCCAAACGCAAAAAATGGACAATGATGACTTGCTAAAAATGTTAGATAATGACACAAACACCTTCTCCTAAAAAAGTAAGTAAGAGCGCAGCGATTGCTGAATTATGGAATCGCGGTGAATTATCTTGGAAATGCCATAGTGTACAAAAAGATATGCGTAGTGTTTTTTATAACGCTGATGACAATGCTACTTTAGTTTGGTTGTTAGCTCGTCAATCTGGTAAAAGTGTTGAGCTTGCTATCCTTGCATTAGAACAATGTTTACGTAAACCAAATTCCATTGTAAAATTATTAACAGATACAAAATTACATGCTCAGAGTATCTTTGACCCTATTTTTAAGATGCTTTTAGAAGACTGCCCAGAACATTTAAAACCAACTTACGTTGAAAGTAAGTTTACTTATCATTTCTCTAATGGTAGTTCTATTCAATTGGCTGGTAGTGATAATAAACATTATGAACGTTTAAGGGGTCAAAAGTCAGATCTTGTT